CTCTACATAAAAAAATCCACCGCTTCGCAGAAGAACGGCGAGGGCAGTTAGAGTATCCACGGGGACAAAGTCCCATGTTGCCTGCAAGGTAGTACGGTATCCAATCATGTCCTTTACAACCTTGCCAGATGCCATTGTGACTGTGTTGGCCACTTCTGTTGCTCCGACTGTGATGTCCTTGACACGGGGCATCTCTATGCTCATCGACCTATCGACAGATGCTATTCTGATTTTATCCATAGGAAACACCCCTTTGTACTGCTACGCTGCGGAGCGGATCAAATATAGTCTGTGCAATAGTTTTGCTGTCGAGATTGACCTGCAAAATGATAGGCTGCGAAGAGACTCCCATTGCACCAGAGAGACCACTTACAAGGCCGTTCACCAGATTGCTCGTAGTTTGGGCCTGCACTTCTGCATCAAATTGTGTTGGGATCGCGGTCTGCATATCGGCAGCAAGGCTAGACATAACTCCGTTGATTTCGGCACTCATGTCCTCCGCTGCCTTCACCGCTTCATGACCATTCGCGTTGATGGAGCCCGCAAGGCCATCCACCAACATCTGTCCGACCCAAGCCATCTCTTTCGAAGGCGATGCAATGCCGAAGAAATCGCAAATGCCATCCCAAATGCTAGAAATCCAACCGGACACCTTATCCCACAGCCATCCAGCAAGAGACTGAATACCCTGCCACAGGCCACGCACTAAGTTTGCGCCAACCTCCACGATACGGGAAATGCCTTGACTTAAGGCATTTACGATACCCGTAATAATCTGCGGAATTGCTTTCACAATTTCCGCAATGATAGTCGGTAGGTTTGCAATCAGAGAAACGAGCAGTTCAACACCGGCTACGATGATTTTATCAATATTGCCTAGCACAGCATCCACAATGCCACCGATGATTTCCGGGATTGCAGCGACAATTGTTGTGATGATTTGCGGTAGTGCCTGTACCAAGGATATCAGCAAATCAATACCCGCCTGAATGATAAGCGGTAGTCCCTCGAGAACGGCGTTGATGATGCCGTTAATAATTTCCGGGATAGCTGCCACGATGGCAGTAATGATATCTGGCAGTGCGGCCACAAGGGCGGTCAGCAATTGAATGCCAGTATCGATAATTTGCGGAATGGCCCCGATAATGAAAGAAACGATGGCCAGTATAATTGCCGGAAGAGCCTCAATCAGTTGAGGAATGGCGGCGAGAAGTCCTTGGGCCAAACCCATAATCAGTTGCAAGGCGGCATCAAGAATCATCTGGAGATTTCCGACAAGGCCCTGCACTATGGTAACAACCGCATTGACGGCTGCCGGGATGAGTTCTGGAAGAGCCGACCCAATGCCCTCGACCAATGCAGTTACCAATTGAACGGCAGCATCGATGATGAGCGGTAGGTTTTCAATGACGGCATTCACAATGGTCATCATAGCCGCAATGACCGCAGGAATCAGTTCTGGCAATAGCGAGACAACGGTCGATAGCACCTGTTCAAACAGAGCGGTCACCGTCTGGAGCAGCATCGGAAGCAAATCGGCAACAGCCTTCAGTATGGCGTTGGTCGCCTGTGGGAGGGCCTTTACGATATTCTCCAGCACAGGAACGATGTTCTGCACGACGGACTCAAAAGCATCCACCAGATTTTCTGTAAGATTAACCATGTCGGCATCGGCATTACCCAGACCTGCTGTAAAGGAACCGAGGGCGGCTTGCAATAGTCCGATAGAACCAGAAACCGTTTGGGTTGCCTCACGTGCAAAGTTGCCTGCGTACTGTGTGGTATTCTCAAGGAACATCTGCATGGCCACTTCCGCTTTTTCTGCCTGAGTAGCTGTATTCCAACAAAAGTCGAGCCCCTTTGAAAGCGCATAGGCCTCGATGTTGGTGGCATTCATGGCGATACCTAGGTTATCCATCATGGTGAAGTTACCCTTGGCAGCACCGGCAACAGACTCCATAGCAACGCTCATGTCGATGCCCATAACAGAGGCCATATCAGCAGCTCTCTGCATAGCCTGAGTGGTGAGGTCCAGACTCTTTTGCTGATCCAATCCACTACCCTGGAACAGAGCGCCCATTTTGTTTGCGGTAGCCAGATATTCACTCTGAGATAGGCCGAGGTTCTTGTATGCCTCTTCACCGGACTTCTGTATTGCAGCGGCATACTCGCCGAAGACTGCCTCCGAACCACCAAGGTTCTGCTCCAGTTCGCCGAACTGCTGAACAACCTCTGTTCCGAGTTTTACTGCGGCGGCACCAGCGGCAACAACCACCGTGCCCATAGCAACACCGACACTTTTCAGCACGGTGCCAAAACCATCAAACTTGGAGGAGGACTTATCAGCAGAATCCCCGGCTTCTTCTACCTCTTTGCCGAGGGCATCGGCCTTGTCAGTGTTCTGCTGCATCTCACGCTCCATATCGTTGAGAGCAGCCTCCGCATTGTTCAGCTGGATTTGCCAAGCCTGCGTGCGGCGGTCGTTTTCACCGAAGGACTCAGCCGAGTTCTGAAGGGCGGCACGGAGAGTTTCCACCTTTTGTTTCTGTGACTCAATCTCCTTTGCCAGCACTTGGTTTCTGGCTGTGAGAGACTCCACAGACGTCTCGTTTTTACCAAATTGAGATGTCACTAGTTTCATCTCGGATCCAAGCACCTTAAAGGAAGCGTTGATGTCAGCGATGGCCTTCTTGAATTCTTTTTCGCCCTCAAGACCAATTTTTAAGCCAAAATCATCTGCCATGTCTCCACCTCCTTAAATGCAGTCCGGGATGATTTCATCAATGTTGTGTTCAACCTTGGGTTTAGCCAAGCCATGAAACTGCTTGTGGCACTCCCAAAGGTCGAGGAGCAAGCCAAACGGCATCAGCCAAACCTCATCCATTGTCAGATGAAGCTGGCTGATGCCGTAGTACAAAAGGCGAGTAAACAGCTCCTCAGTGCTTACTCGGCCACCTCGTTTTTTGTATCAGGCTCACTTTCCACATTGCGCTGAATACCCTTATTCAAAGCCTCCATGATGGCATCCTTGTAATCGGACAGATCGATGGGATTCGTAAAGAGTTCCATTTCCTCAGGAGTCAGAAGGGGCTTCTGATCATCCGGATTGCGGTAGTTGTGGATGAGAATAGGCTGATTTGCCATGAGAGTGATAAGCCAGATAATCTCGTCAATGGCCTGTTCAAAGTTCTCACCCTTCATCAGCTTATCGCCCAGGTTATCAAGCCCGCCGTATCTAGCGGCGATTTCCTTGGTGGCTCTGGTAGTCAGGAGCAGTTCATACTCCATCTCGGAGACCTTAATCTTTGCTGCACGTGCGTGGGGCATATTCGTTTACCTCCTTATGCGGAATAGGAAGGCTCGTACACTTCCTCATACCAGTTCGTAATTGTCTGGGCAGAAACAGCGGTATCGCCCTCGGTTGCCTCTGCCTTCCAGGGATGGTTGCCTTTGCCGTCCACCTTGTTTCTGCGCAGAACAGTACCCTCAATGGTGGGCGTATTGAAAGTAATGCTGTCACCCTTCGTGGCGAGTGCCGTGGCGGGAATGCCGAACTTCACGCGATACAGCCAGAAATACTTGTATTTGCCGTTGGACTTCTTTGCGCGGAAGCCGATAGCTACAGGGGTGCCGCCATCCTCGCTAGTAGAGATGACCACACCATTGCTGTCAATTTGGGAGCCGGTAAGGTCGGCAGCCACACTTGCACCAATGTCATCGACGCCGAGGGACAGAGTGCCGCTTTTGAACTCCTTTACAATCTCTGCCGCACCGTCATCGGCATACAGAGTAGCCTCTGCCAGCTCAACGGAAAGATCCGCAGAGATGGCTTTGGCAAGCTGTGTAGGAGTAGCGTAGGTTTCATCGCCGTTTTCGCCTTCCGTGATTTTGGCGTAGTACAGCTTATCAAGACCAATGGTCGCCATAATTATTCCTCCATTTCGTAATGTTGGGCCACATCCACAACATAGTGGTGGTAGCCGGTTTCCGTTTCAAAACCGTTATAGCGGCGGTCTGTGATGACGAAGTCATCGGCCAGAAGTGCCTTTACC